AATACAGGTAAATTAGATCATGTGGCTTTGTATTTAGGAAATCAAACTATCTTTCAACATTGTGTGAAAAGACTTAGCTGTAGAGAACTTTACGATCAAGACCATATAGACTGTACTAAGAAGAGGTATCGCTATGCTCAGTAAAATAAAAGTTTACGGTAGGTTAGCTCGATTCTTGGGAAAGCGTACCTTTGAAGCAGAAATATCATCTCCTACAGACGCTTTTAAGTTTTTACTAGCAAACTTTCCTAGTTTAGAATGTCACATGATGGAACAGAATTATTGTGTAAAAGTAGGAGATTATGAGATTGATGAGACTGAGTTAGACATTCCTACAGGAAGTCAGGAAATAAGAATCGTACCAGTTGCTATGGGAGCAAGAAAAGGCTTTGGAAGATTTTTATTGGGAGCAGTTTTGATTGGTGTTGCGGTGTTTGCTCCAGCAGCAGGGTTAGGTTTAGGAGGAGGTAGTCCTTTGTTGTTTGGAACTACTGGTGGAGGTGCATTAGCAGCAGCAGCAGGAAATTTAGGTATTTACTTAGCCTTATCAGGTGTATCGCAGATGATAAGTCCTACAGAAGAACTTGGTGGTGCTTCGGACGATCCATCTAGTTTTACTTTTAGTGGAATACAAAATACGATAAGGGCTGGTGTTGCTATTCCTGTTGTTTACGGTGAAATATTTACTGGATCGCTTGTTGTATCAGGCGGTATTGATACTGATGATTTCTCAGGGTAATTATGTTTAAAATAGCTGAAATACATTTTGGAGCAGGACGAAAAGAGATTCAATTAAATCCTTTTAAGTGGTTTGGTGGCCCAAAACCTACAGCAGTTAGAGTTCTAGGCTCTTTACAAAGCAGACAAGCTTTAAATCTTATTGAAGTTATAAGTGAAGGAGAAATCGAAGGTTTTCCTTCAGCAGCAGGATTAACAAAAGGAACTGAAGCTTATAATAAAGCAGCTTTAAAAGATATATTTTTAGGATCAACACCTATTGTCAGACCGACTGCAAATTCAAATAATATTCAAGTTGCGGATTTTAATTTTCAAGGAATAAAGTTTGAACCTCGTTTTGGAACGTCAAATCAAACTTATATAAAAGCTATTAGTGAGATAGAAACTGAAGAAGCTGTTGGTGCAAAAGTTACTAATGCTGCACCTGTAACAAGAACTATAACTGATTCTAATATTGATGCCCTTAGAGTTACAGTGCGTTTTGATGCTCTTATTTCCATCAATGAAAAAGATGGGAAAAATATTGGAACTGCGGTTGATATATTCATAGAGATTACTGAAAACGATGGAACTGTTTCTCGTTTTGATAAAAACACAAATAGTGGAGTACCTCCTATTTCAAATACAGGTGGTTTAGGTCAACTTGTATTTAACCTATTAAATCAATCAGAATTTAGAATAAGCGGTAAATCAAGAAATGCTTATAGTCGAGATTTTTTAATTCCAATAAAAGATACTGCTTCTTTTCCAATACAAGTAAAAGTTGGTAGAGATTCTGCTGACAGTACAAGTGAAAGAGTAACAGATACTTTCTCATGGTCATCTTTTACGAAAATAATAGATGAACAAAGACCTTATCCTGATATAGCTCATCTATATTTACGTTTTGATGCAGAGCAGTTTCCAACTATTCCTGATCGTATGTATCGGATTCGTGGTGTTAAAGTCAAGATTCCACATAATGCACAAGTAGATCAGACGAATGGAAGGTTAATCTATAGCGGTACATTCAATGGAACGCTTACTACGACAAAACATTGGTGTTCTGATCCAGCTTGGATTTTATTTAACTTATTAACAGAACCTCGTTTTGGATTAGGAGAGCATATTACTGAAGCTCAACTTGATAAATATGCTTTTTATAGTGCTTCTGTCTATTCTTCTGAATTAGTTGATGATGGAGATGGCGGTCAAGAACCCAGATTTAGCTGTAATGTAGTTCTTCAACAGAGAGGGGATGCCTTTAAAACAATAATGGCTCTTAG